GCATCTGTAAGAACAATCGTCAATCCCTTCATACCCAAGTCACTATAACGGTAGCCCCCTCTATGATTCTTTCGTGTAAGGTTTCTAAGACCCATTATATTATCATGAGATTTATTTTCACCAACAATCTTTTCCAAATATGATAAAGATGAACCTCCAGTTGATGTTACCTTTTCTGGTACTTTTTTTCTTTCAATAAATGCTTTTCTCTTTTGTTGCTCTAATGATTTTTTTTTTATTTTATTTTGTATATTTTCTGTTAAATATGATAACAAAGATTTTTCACCTTTTTTTTGAAAGTCATATTGTAAAATACTAATAACATAAAATGTATTTATACTTCTTTCGTCTAGTGAATCACTAGATTCTTTGTAGTCTTCTTTATCTTGATCTATTTGTTGAATAGTTTTTTCATCTTGTCTTGAAATATATTGTTTCATTATTATTTTCTGTTTATTAATTTCTGTTATTTTATAAATATTAAATATTCTTTCTCTTCCCTCATGCGAAAATGGGGTTCCTGATATTGGTGGTTCTGTTTGACTCGAAATAAAACTATACGTTGGTTGTCCGAATATATTTATATCTCCTTTCTCACCTTTTGTTAGAATATTAAAAAATTTTTCATCTAATTTAATTCCTACAAGTTTGAGATTATTTGTATATACAATATTTATTTTTTGTAGACCAGTTCCAGGTGTAAAATTATGTCCATCTAAATCGCTCCAACCTCCATACTTTAAATGTTTTTTAGAATCCTCAATCTCTTTCATTCCCATTGTAGCATCTTTTAGTTTTTTTTCTTCTGCTTCTACTCTTGCTGCTTCTACTCTTGCTTCTTCTTCGTCTGCTTTAAGTGCTGCTGCTTTTACTCTTTCTTCTTCTACTGCTGCTGCTGCTTTTACTCTTTCTTCTTCTTTTGCTTTATCTGCTTTTTCTTTTTCTTGTCTTTCTTTTTCTTTTTTTGCTTTTTCTTGTCTTTCTATTTCGTCTTGTTGTGCCTTGTTGAATTCTACCATTAAACCACCAAAATTTATCTTTTCGACATTATTATCTAAAGAATTCTCTAAATTAACAAAGTTATTATAGTCACCGTCTAATAAAAAAATTTTAAAACTTTCAATATCTTCGTTCTTAAATTTGTTTTCAATATATTTACTTATATTACCCTTCTTTCTTTCGAAATTTTCTCTAATAGTAGGTAAATATTCGTTGTATTTGTTTTTTCTTTCTTCTTCTTCTTCTTTTTTAATTAAAAAATTAATTTTATCTACATATACTTCTCTATATTCATCTATTTTATTCTTAACATCATCATATAAATCTTTTTCTGCGTAATCTGAATTTGCGCCAAGTATATATTCAGGTTTATATAATAGTATTACATTATTCATAGTATCTTCTGCTAATTTTGTTATGAAATTTTTATTTTTATCTTCATTTGTCATCCTATGTTTTTCTTCATTTAATTCTTCCAAGTTTTTGTTTGTTAATTTATCAGTAATATCAATTGTTTTTTGTATAATAAAATTTTTTCTTTTGTTAGCTTCTTCTCGTTCTTTTTTTAGTCTTGCTTCTTTTTCTGCTTGTTCTTTTACTCTTACTTCTTCTGCTTGTTTTAATTTATTCTGTATTTCATTATAACGTTTATTATATTCTTCTTTTAACTTGTCATCTAATTTATTAATTATATTATTAAATTTTGTTTTTAATTCATCACTCAAACCATTATATTCATCATTAATCAAATCAGGTTTATCTTTTTCAATATTTCTAAAAAAAACAAAATATAAATCAGGTTTCAGATAATTATTACTATCATTAATACTATTATTACTCCATGGTTCATTATATTCTGTTGGTAATTCTGTAATATCATTATTTTTTTTATAAAAATTATTTAATTTATTTATATAAGTTAATTCATTTGATAAAATTTGATTTTTTACTTCAGCAATATTATTTTCAATATAATCTAAAAATTTTCTTTCTTGTTGTTTTTTTTTTAATCTTTCTTTTAATATCTTACTACTTTCTGCTTTTTCTGATTCTAATTTTATTTTTTCTCCTTCTTCATTTTCTGTTGTCTTATAATATTGATCCTTTATACTTTGAAGTTTTTGTTGATCTTCCTCTTTTATTTGAATTTGTTTTTCAAGATTTTCTATTTCATCTAATAACGATTTATTTGTTTCTTGTAATTTTTCTTTTTCAATTGAACATGTTTTATTACATTCTTGTAATTTATTTTGTATTCTTTCTAATTCATTTTTTGCTTGTTCTAACTCTTGAACACCCATATTACCTGATTCTTCTTTTTGTTTTATTTCATCAATTGCTTGATTTAATTCATTTGTTTTTTGTTGTAACAGCACATTTAATTCATTATTAGAATTTTCAACCTTTTCACACTTTTTTAATTTTTCTTCATTTTCATTCAAATTTTCGTTTTTCTCACTTAATTCACTTTTTGCTCTCTCTCTATCTTTAATAAGAAGTTCAATTCGATTAGTTAAATTAGCCAACATGTCATCATCCTGTTTGAATCTAAAAATACCATATCCATCTTTATTATCTTTATGTTCATTTATCTTACCAATTAAACTATTAGTTGTATTATAATAATTTTCATCTTCATAATTGATATTAGGTGATTGATTTACAAATTCTGTCATTCTATAATATAGTAAACTGATATTATATTATAGCAAATTGTGTCACAAATGTTTCTAAATATTATAAGTATCCCATAATATATACATTATATAATGGTTTGGTTTTCTATTTGGTTGCTGGTGGTAGTGGTCTATCAGGATCTGTATCCATTATCATAGCTTCCTTTAATATTGCTGCTTTGTGATTTTTAGAATTTGAATCTTCTGTTGCGTGTTTGGGTTGAGCAAGAAGATTTTCTATATCTTCACTTTTTACTCCATCAACATTTTTCAATCCATTTAAATATTCATTAAGATTTCCAAGATATTCATGGAGTTTACTACGGTCAGTTTCACACATTTTAAGATGGTCTAACGCATTATTATTTATTATTTGTTGATTTTGTTTTTGATTTTGTTCTTCTGACTGTTTGTTATCGCGTTCTTGAAATTCTCTTTCACGTTCTTGAAATTGTCTTTCACGTTCTTCAAATTCTATTTTTTTTCTTTTAATTTCTTCATCATCAAACTCACCTTCTTTATGTTCAATATCAGGTATCTTCTCTAGTAATTCTTTATTTGCTGCTTTTAATTTGTCAATCTCATCTTGTAAATGTTTTATTTTTTTGGTGCCAAGCTCTTCCAAACCTTGTTCCATTCTTCGTTCATGTTCAAGAGCTTCATCCAGTTTTTTTTGTTTATTATCAAGTTCTTTTTGTTTTTCTTTAAGCTCACCAGGATTTACTTGAGTAAGTTTTTTCATTTCACTTAATTCTTTTCTAAGTTTTTCTATATCTTTATTTCCTTCGTCAATCTTACTTTTAAGTGCGTCCTTACTTGGTCCTCCCTGATCTTCTGAACGAGTAATTGTCATATCCATATTCGTAGGCATCTGTGGAATTTGTGGTATCTGTTGAATTACACCAGGAATTTGTTGATTTTTAACTTTAGGTTCAGCAAAAGGTTGAGATTGTATATTTTGCGTAAAATTAATTGGTGGAACAATAGGAGTTTCAAGAGGTTTATCTCTTGGTAATTCTTGAGGAGGTTGTTCTTGAGGTATTTCAACAGGTAGTTCTTGAGGTAGTTCTTGAGGTAGTTCTTGAGGTAGTTCTTGAGGTATTCCAACAGGTGTTTCTTGGTAAGGCTGTTGGATAGGTTGTTGGATAACTTCTGGTTGGGGTTGTTCTTGAGAAGGTTGTTGAGAAGGTTGTTGAGAAGGTTGTTGGATAACTTCTGGTTGAGGTTGTTCTATTGGTTGTTCAACTGATTCAACTGGTTTTTCAACTGATTCAACAGGTTGTTCAACTGATTCAACTGGTTGTTCAACTTCTTCAACTGGTTGTTCAACTGATTCAACTGGTTGTTCAACTGATTCAACTGGTTGTTCAACTTCTTCTTGTTTTACAGGTTCTTTATCGCCTAATCTTTCTAAATCCCTCTCAATTCCATCAACTCTTTGTTCCACATCTTCAACTCTTTTATCTTCTTGAACATTTGTAACATTCATAGTTCGAGAATCGATATTTTGTGTTCTTTGATCATTTTGTGTTACATTTCCAACATTTTCCATTTTACGTTCGTCACGTTGTTCAACACTCGAATCAACATTTGTCTGCATACGACCATCAACATTTGTTTGTGTTCTTGAATCTTGATTAAGTTCGACTGTTTCCGCCTCACCAACGTTTGCTGTAAGAGCACTTTGTGGGGCAACCGCTACAGGTGCTCCAACGGGATGCTGAACGGTTTTCGGTTCAGTAATAATGTTAGGTACAGTAGGTGTATCATCCTTTTCACCTTTTTCTTGAACAATATTGTCAATCTCATCAACAGGTTCTTCTTGAACAATATTGTTAATCTCATCAACAGGTTCTTCTTGAACAATAGGTTCTTCTTGAACAGCAGGTTCTTCTTGAACAACAGGTTCTTCTTGAACAACAGGTTCTTCTTGAACAACAGGTTCTTCTTGAACAATAGCATCGTCGGTGTTAACTATTACATTTTCTCCTTCATCTAAATCATCTAATCCACCTTCTACGTTGTCATCATTTTTCTTTTCGAGTGCTTTATCAAGACCTTCATCATCTAATTCTTGTAATTCATCAGTAGGTTCATTACATTCTTCACCAAGACACTCATCTACTTTAATTTTCTTTGCCTTTTCAGGAGTTAAAAATTTAACTTTCATAGGTAATTTCTCTCCACGTGCGTCATAACCAAGAGGGTCTAAAGTCTCCATAAATGACATAATATCAGTCGTATCATATCTTACAGGTACCTTTTTTGGTGAAAAGGATGGTTCGTTTCCGGTTTCTATGTCATATTCTCTTTCCATGTCCATTAAACCAATAAGTGCTTCCATTAACATTTCTTCTTGTTTTTGTTTTTCATCAATATCAAACTCGGCACACTCCTTTATGTCATCTTTTGATACACGAACGGTAAATGCCTTTCCTTTTGTTCCAGAACTGGAATTATCAACATCGTTGAAGCTCTCCAAATCGCGTATCATATGATTCTGTTGGGCACACTTTTCTGCCCGTAACAAAAATTTATCGTCTATTTCCATGATATAATGTATATATATTAAAAAACTTATGGATCCTTATTGTTTTCTTTAAAATATATAAAATCTAATCAATATATATTTTAGGATGGCAAAGAATGTTCCAGAGCCTTTGTTGACAGAAGACGATAGTCGATATGTAATGTTTCCAATTAAAGACCAAGAAGTGTGGGATATGTATAAAAAACAGGTTGATTGTTTTTGGAGAGCCGAAGAAGTTGACCTTTCAAAGGACATGACACATTGGGAGACCCTAAATGCTGATGAAAAACATTTTGTATCTATGATTCTTGCTTTTTTTGCTGCTAGTGATGGTATTGTTTTAGAAAATCTTGGTGCGCGTTTTATGAATGAGGTGCAGCTTGCTGAAGCGCGTGCATTTTATGGATTTCAGATTGCTATGGAAAATATCCATAGTCAAATGTATAGTCAGCTTATAGAAACATATATAACAGATAGAGAGCAAAAACATAAATTATTCCATGCTCTTGAAAACTTTGATTGTATTAAAAAGAAAGCAGATTGGGCTAAAAAATGGATCGGTGATAATCGTAGTACTTTTGCTACTCGTCTTGTAGCGTTTGCTTGTGTTGAAGGTATATTCTTTTCAGGGTCATTTTGTAGTATATTTTGGCTTAAAAAGCGTGGACTTATGCCGGGACTTACTTTTTCAAATGAGCTTATTTCACGAGATGAAGCACTTCATACTGAGTTTGCTGTACTTCTTCATAATAAGCTTATTCGTAAATGCAATAAGAACAAGGTCTACGATATTATAAAGGAGGCTGTTGAGATTGAAAAAACTTTTATTACTGAGGCACTTCCATGTAGACTTATTGGTATGAATGCTGATCTAATGAAGCAATACATAGAGTTTATTGCTGATCGTCTTTGTGTACAACTTGGGTTTGATAAAATATATCAATCAAGTAATCCATTTGATTTTATGGAGCTTATATCTGTTGAATCTAAAACAAATTTTTTCGAGAAGCGTGTATCAGAGTATGCTCTTGCTGATAAGACGAAAAGAGAGGATATATTTGATATGAACGATGAATTTTAAATATTATATTAATGTGTGTTTTTTATTAATAATAATAGATTTATTAAAAAACTATTATTATTTGCTTGATAAAGTATTGTTTCTAGCGTTCTAGGAAAGATTGTTAAAAAACATTATTATGCATCTGTAAAATAGGATGGGAGAAAAACGTTCGAATGTATATCACCCAAATTCTATTTCTTTGCTAGAATGCTAGAAAAGTCATTTATTCCAATATAATTTGTAATTAATGTCGGGATTGTTATTTTTGAAAAAGAATACAACACAATCCCTGTGTATACACCTAAAACGAATCCAGGAACAGCATGAACAATAGGGTTGACAGACACATATGTATTATTATATTGATGTTCTCTGTCTTTTATTTTTCCCATTAAATAAAAAATAGTTCCACCAACCATACTGGTTGTGAAAACAGTTGTAGTAAATTTATACATATGTTATATAACATTAAATAATGTTTTTAAAAACGCATATTTAATAAATTTATATGGGATTTTGTGGGAAATCCACTTTTTTTGTCAAACCATAAATTTCAATAAAAAATATTATAAATCCAACAGGTTATGATATTTTTAAAATATGATTTAATTATAAAAATCCAAAATGAACGAAAAAGGGGGGAACAATTTTTTTTTAAAACTCGAGCAACATTTTCTGAAAAGGACATTTTTAAAATGTCCAAATCGGAAATTCTGTTGTACTTTTGGAAGTAAAAATTGTCCCCTAGACGTTTATGAGCATAATGGTCTAATTTTAGTTTTTAAAAAAACGTGTTGTTACCAACAGAAAAATTTTAAGATCTCCAAAAAGTTGATAGTCGAAATGTGCAATGTTAATAAAAAAACGATTTTTTTAAATAAAAAACGACTATACTAAAAAACATATATAATTGTTATCATTTTATGTAACAGAATAATTATATATTTATTATTTTTAAGACGATAAAAAATATTGTTTTACAAAACGACTTGCATAATACACTCAAAAAGTCCCAAAAAAATGGAGAAAATCTCCAAAAAGAGAGAAAACGACTACTTTAAAATATGATTATTTTATATAAAGTTTCTTACGATAAAATAATGATAAAAATATATATTTATGACTGATGTTAAAAATGTTACAAAAAAATGAATAAACGACTATTTATGTTCAAATTTTAAATAACCGAAAAAATACAAAAATATTAAAAACAAAAAAAAACGATAAAAAAAATCTCTCTGTGTCCACACCATAATATCATCATATGTATATAAAAACATGATTCATATATAAAAAAATATGTTTCCCTTCTCCAAAAATCTCTTATATTAAGGAAAAAAATCTCTCAAAAATTGATGGTTATAAAATCGTTGAGACAGATAAATCTTTAATACCTAAAATGATATAAATAATAATGTGTAGTAAACATATGGAATTTATAAAAAAAACTTATAATTGTGAATTATGTAATTATAGTACTCAAAGTTTAACAGATTATAAAAAACATGAACGAACAAAAAAACATATAACAAAAAATTTAAAATTTATTGAAAATAATCCTTATTCTAAATATAAATATGTATGCCATAATTGTAAATATGGGACAGATAATCTTTCAAATTATAACCGTCATATAAAAACACCAAAACATCTAAACAAGGGCAATAAAAATTCTCATGATGATTATAAATATATATGTATATGCGGGATTTCATATAAGAATGGTCAATCATTAAGTCGTCACAAAAAGGGTTGTGAAGAATATATAGAATTAAAAGAAATACAAATAAACAAAAACCAAAAAGAGTTTATTAAAATTTTAAAAAAAAAATATAATACTGATGAAAATTTTTCAGGTTTAAATTCATGTTCACAATCAAATTCATCCTTACATTCAAATTTAGGTTCAGAATCAACAAGTACAGAAACAGAATCAAATATAGGTTCCGATTCCGGTTCCGTTTCAGATTTAAGTTCAGGTTCTGAAACAGAATGTGAATTGTTAGATAAAAAGGAAGAAAAAAACATACCTGATGGTATGGTTTCAAATGAAAAATATAACAGCTTAGTTAAAAAGTTAATAGAATCACGCACTATGGTATGTGATGCTGAAGATAAAATTGCTGACACAGAAAAAAAATTAGCAGAAACTCAGGAACAAAATAGTAAATTAATAGATGTTGTGTCTCAACAACAGGATAAAATTAATGATATAATCCCGATGATTGGAAATAATAATAACAATAATACGACTAATAATGTTAGTATAAATGTATTTCTTAATGAAAACTGTAAGGATGCTATTAATCTAATGGATTTTGTTAAATCTATTAAACTTCAGTTATCAGATCTTGAAAGAAATGCTGAAATTGGTTATGTTGATTCATTAAGTAATCTTTTAATAGAAGGATTAAATCAAATGAAAGTAACCGACCGTCCTATACATTGTACAGATTCCAAACGAGATGTTTTATATGTTAAAGATAACGATGCATGGGAAAAAGAAGATTCAAGTCATGACAAAATGAGTCGTGCTGTTAACAAATTAAGTTTTAGTAATTCAAAGTTGTTGGGTGAATGGGTGAATGCTAATCCTAATTATAGTAATCTTGATACACCCGAGCACGCAAAATATATGAATATGATAACAAGTGTATCTCCAGACGATGAAGAAAAGAAGGTGAAGCAGGTTATAAAAAATGTAGCGAAAGCGGTTGTTCTTGACAGAGATAACTTGAAAGAACAGAAGTAATTATGAAAAAATAATATATAAAACGGAATTAAATTGTATATATTATGAATAACTTACCCAATTGTGTTTTGGATGTAATATATGATTATGATGGAAGATATAAAAGATTATGGTGTGATGTAATATATGAACTTAATGTAAAAATATCTTGGAATAATATTATGATTGAAACATTAATAGGTTCATATATGTACTGTCCTAATGAACTTCACGAAATTCCAAGTTTTAATAAATTTTATTTTCAACGTTTTGGTAATATAATAAGAGTAAGATAAGTAATATTGAAATTATTTAACAGAATAAAGAGTTCATATTTTGAACCTCTATTTTATCATGTTCTTCATTAAGAAGACGAAGTATCATATCGTTGTTGCGAAACCTAACACTATATTGTTTTTGGACATCACTTCTACCTATTCTCCCGATTGCTTGTATAATTTTTTCTTGAGTCATATTTGTAAGGTCTTTACTTAAGAAACCGTGACAGAATTGATAGTTCGTTCCATATATATAATCACCTTTTGCGATGATAAGATATAGGTTTTGTTTTTCTGCGAGTTCTTTAACAATTTCAGTATAAGCGATATTATTTGTTTGTGAGAATAGACCTACCCCCATAATAAGTAATACTTTCCATATATCATCAACACCATTTATAGCCATTATTCGTTCAACATCATCTTCGCCAATTTTTGAACGAAATGGTTCAGTAACGAGTTTTCCAGCTTCATGAAATCTTTCTATATGTGCTCGTGAATTTGGTATGTATGTATCTGGTAAGTTAACAGACTTTATAGAATTCCGATAGGTCTCTATCTTTTTCATAATATCTTTTACTTCAGGGTCAACGCGTGTTTCAATATTAGATAATTTATTTTCCATACCTTCATATTTTTTCATTTTATCCTCAAGAGTTTTTTCAAGGTCAGTTATTTTACGATTAATTGTGTTATTGAAGTCGATACATCTATTTATATTATCTAAGTATTCTTTTGGTATTTTTGATTGATTTAGATAGAACTTAGCTATTTTTTCTGGTTCTTCTGTAATGAAAATGGTAGGTCCTTCGGTAAGTAGTGCTGCATGATCACTTGTAACAAGAACACCTCCTTTGGGTAATTGTGGTTTATCGCGCGATGTAAAATATGTATAAATATCACACCACATCTCATCACATATATTTTCAAGTATGTCTATATAGTATAGTTTAATATTTTGAACACTTACAGAATCGAGGTCTATAAATACATTTTCTATTTTAAGTCTATCATCTGTAAATATGTTTTTTTCATTTGCATATATTACAAATTCGGATATTTTATCAAGGTCAAAGTAACGAAGTAACGTAAGATTATTACGTATATGGTCGACGCTTTTAAGCAGGTCACGATAGTTTTCATATAGCATATGTGGTACAACTACAAAACCTGCAGTATTGAATAATGGGATTGTTTTTTTACAATCATGACTAACTATACTTGTTACCTGTGCGTTTTCACCGAATTTCATACGGAAACTCATAATTGTTTGACCAATTTCATGTTGTTTTGGTAATGTAGCTGATGAAAGAACAATATTAGGAATGATATTTTCAGTCCAGTTGCTTTGAATAATTTCATGACATGGATGTGAATCATAATCCATAGTGATAGTTGGTTCGTCCCAAAAAGTAATAATAGGATAATTTTTGTTAAATGAACACATATAATACATAGCGTATTTGTATGATTGAATATCACATATCATAATTTCAACTTTATCACCAACCGAATTGTCAACCTTTTTATTACCATCTCTATATTTTATATCTCTTCCATCATCGCGTTTAACATATTCACTTGCTGCGAAATAATGTAATCGTATGTCAGCAGCACTTTCACAACCAAATCCAAAAGCAACTTTTTTTCCACAACTAATAGCTGACTTGGCAAGATTAATACCAACGTGTCGTGCAGCACAAACAAATATAACTCTATGATTTTCAGATAGACCAATAGGAGTTAATGTTTTACCGGTGCTTGTAGGTGCTATATAAAGAACAAGCTTAGGTGTTTCCTTTTCATTACTTATATCATTTGTATCGGCCCGGTTAAATATTCTAAATATATCTTTTTGATGACTATATAATGTTCTGTCGGCATGTTTATATATCATTTCATTTTTCTCTATATAACTATTAAATTTTTGTATGATTTGTGGTATGGATATAATGTTACGATTCGAGTCGATAACAAAATCAATAAAATTCATGATAAATGTATTTAAACGGGTAGTTGATTTTCTCATATTGTAAATAGTATAATAATATAACATCCATCTTGTTTTATTTTGTGACTGACGATGTTTATAAAATTTTTCTATAATTTTTATGTATATATATTCAATTATAATCTCACGATGTGAGGAAATAGACTCGTATGTATTTTGATTTAGACGTATCATATCTGGTGTATTTATACGAATCATTTTTTTTGATAATGAAGGAGTATCATAAGATAATGAATATTTTTTGATCATTTTTATAACATCCTTTTCAAAGTAAGTCTTAAATAAATGATATTCAATAGATTCACTATCTGGTTTTATTTTTAGAAATGAAGATAATGTAGTATTATCATTTTGAATAATATCTGGATCAGAATATCCATCAATAATCATTTTTATTATACGGCGTTCTGATTCTGGTACAGAAACCTCAATAGAATTCCATTCGGATCGAGTAAGTTTAGATTGAACAAGGTCCATGATAGTTTGATATGTTATTATATGAACAGTTTTATAAATCAATTTTGATTATTATTTAATTTTGTCATTATTTAAAGATTTAATGATTCAACAATATAATAATGAACAATAAAGACCAAGACCAAGCGCAAGATAAGTTAATAACTATTTGTTTGTCTTACTACAATCAACCGGATGTCATGGTAGAACAAGTGAAGTGGTGGTTAAAATATTGTGAAGAGGTTAAGAGAAGATTAAACTTTTTTATACTGGATGACTGTAGTAAAAAGGATGCTATTTCTGTTATTGAAGATGCTGGACTGAAAGAGGATTTAAAAAGTATAGATATTTATATTTTTCGAGTGAATGAAGACATGTTTTGTAATATTTCCGGAGTTAGAAATTTAGGTGCTACTGAATGTAAAAGTGAATATATGGTTATACTTGACATGGATACTTTTATTAGTAATGAATCAGCACAACAAATGATTGGAGTGGCTGAAAAGCATAGTGGAAAAAGTATGGCTTTTACATTTAATCGTCGTGTTATTGATAATCAAACACATAAAAAACATGGTCAGTTACATCCTGCTGTATGTTTGGTTCGTGTAAAAGACTATTGGGATGTTGGTGGATGTGATGAAGATTTTGTTGGAAATTATGGTTATACAGACCCAACATTCTGGTGGCGTGCACAAGGAGTAATTAAGAAACATGAATGTAGGCATATATATTTGGACTATAATGATGAAGGAGAATGTGTTATGAAACGTGATACACGAAAAAACCAAAAACTTTTTGAAGAAAAGAAAAAAAATGGTAAATGGTCAACTAATTTTTTACGTTTTTCATATGATAAAATATGGGGGTAATATATATGGACGATACGACTCTACCAGATGATAGTAATCTTAGCTTTAGTAGTGTAATTTCTATTCCTAATATTTCTAACCAGGACCAGGAATCATTAAATTTTGGTAATATTTCTCCAATTAATACTTCAAACAGTGAAGATACACATGAGTCTATTGAAGTTAGTAATAACAATTCAAATTTATTTTTGAATGTTCTTAGTAATTTAAATACAGCTACAAGCATTGTGCACAACAATTTATCAAACTCCTTAGGTAATTCGATAGGTCCAAATCTCTCTAATGATGATACTATGAATATAAGTCAATTACATAGTGATAATACTATGAATATAAACGAATTAAATTCTGTATCTAACGAAAATGATCCATATCAAGCAAATATGAGTGCTATGGATATTAATGAACTTAATGTTTCATCAGATCATGCTGATACAACACGTGAAGATTCAACATTTGAAAATACAACATTTCTTGGTGGTAAAAAGGTAAAGAAAACAGCGTTGGATGTTCTTATTAATGACATGAACCGTATTGCTTATATTCTTAAAGGAATGAAAATTGATAGAAAAATAATAAATAAAAAGGGTAAAAAAACCAATAAAAAAACCAATAAAAAAACACATAAGAAGATAAAACGAATTCCTCGAAATAATAGAAAACGTAGTGTTAAAAAAAGTAAAAAATGATTAAATTTAATTTATTAATTATATGTTAAATTTAAATAAGTTATTATACTTCTACGTGATTGAATTCATCTGGTGCTACAGATGATACATTTCTTGTTTCTTCTTCGTTATTTTGATTTACAAAAGTTGACAAACGGTCAACTACATTTGGTGGTTCTAAGAAACTTTTTTTCGCTTGATTTATTTCCTTATGATGTGTGTTTATTAAATCTTCATATTTTTTAAAACAGTTGATATATATAACACCGACATCTATTTTTTCAATAATACTTGTAGCAAGCATTTTAAATTTTAATTTTAACATTTCTTTCACGATTACATCGGTTGTTTTTATATCCACACAAGTATTATCAGGTAATTTTTGCATAGTATTAATAAAATTATCATTACAACCACCAGGAAGTTCGAAAGATGTTCTATCTATGAAAACCTGATCTATAGGAAGATCATTTTTTATTTTAAAATCTTCAACATAACAATTGAATATACATTTACTTATATGATATGCTATTTGGTAAGCAATATAGTCTTCCTTAAATCCTGTTATATCGAATATTTTTATTTTATTTTCTTTTGTAGATTTTGTAATAATTGATGCTATTTGTTGTATATGACATTTTTCAAGATAAGGATGCCATGCGCCAAATTCGAATTGATTAATTTTGGTTAGGTGATGGTCTTTCATGATTGAACAAATATTATGAGCAAATATTTCACCATGTGTAGTATGAGGGGTTATTAAGCTGCAACAGACTCCCATTTTATATATAATTATAATATTAATTATAATAATTGTTAATTTCAATTTTGAAAAAGTAAAATCAATCGTTATCATTTATATTTGTGGGTTGTATAAATTCGTCGGTTTCGTTTGAATTATCGATTGTAATGGTTCGTTTTCTTGGTGATGTAATATTTTTAGAATTTGTCCATGGAAAACCATGAAAATCTTTATTTAATTCTTCTTCTATTGAAGTTTGAAAAAAAATAGATTTAAATACTGCTAATATGTACGTAAAAAATAATAAAATAAAATAAAATCCCGTTGCTATAATAAATAGATAGCATAAATAAATAGTATTAAAATTTTTTGATGTAACCATTCTTGAAATCATAATTAATTTTATAATTACTCTTTAAATAAATTGTATAATGTTATTTAATTAAATATATATTTGTTATTTATTTTCGGTATTTATGATATGATTAATGAAATAACAATCCATCTTACTGAGGTTAATATGACTTACACAGAACATTTTATTAATTCTTTTGATTATTCTACAATATTTTTAATTGCTTCTATAAAGGCATTAATACATGCTATTATTCCCTCACAATATAAAACATCATCAAGTGATTTATTGAATATGTCAAATCATGGGGGATGTATAGATAAATAATATTAGTTTACCATTTTGATTTTTTAACATTTATACGTGGTCCAGTTTTTTTGCGTGCTGCGTTAGGGTCATAAGTTTCGTCTTCGTCATCAGAACCAATATTTTTTGATAAATCCCAGAATTCTTTGGACCCCATTTTAAAATCACCATGTGAGTCTGCTTTATACCAAAATATTTGGTCATGTAATTTATTTGATTTAGAATTGTTGTTTATTACAAGACATTCATAATTTTCTGTGCACTGATCCATAACTTGACAAAACGACTCAAACGTAGGAAACATACCAGCATAATTTTCATATATTCGTTTTCTATTTGCTATATAAGGTTCTCTTAATATGAATACATAATCTATATTAGTTCTAAGATTTGGTGGAACACCAAGAGGATATTGCATAGTAATAATGAGCATAACTTTCCAATGTCTTCCATTCATGAATAATAATCTCATCATTTTATCCTTTGTCCAGCTGTTATCATATAGACAATCATCAAGAATAACAAAAGTCCTTGGGTCTATGGTTGATCGTTTAAATGTTTCAGTATCCTTTTTTATTTGTTTTAAAACTTGTCTCTGTCTTTTAAGGACGTTTTCTATAATTGCTGTATTGTATTCATTATGTATAAATAGTTTTGGAACATGTTTTCCATAGAATCCGTTACCTTCTTCAGTTCCTGATATAACGGTTCCTATAGGTATATCTTTTTTATAATACAAAAGGTCTCTTACAAGGAAACTCTTACCGGTATCACGTCTACCTATTAAAACCACCACAGGTCCTTTATTTTCATCTGGACGAAATGTTATATTTTTCATATCAAATTTTTTTAATTCAAGAGTCATACAAAATTTTTTGATTAAAATAATTATTAAATAACGCAAACCTTAATAGATTTAATTAGTTTAAAGGATGAAATATTTATTTATATTTAACGTAGATGTGGAATAATGCTGCAAATAAAGGATTTAAGGATGAGAATTTACTTTATTTAGAAAAATTTCAGAGATATGTTCCTATATATAATAGGTTCACCAAGATAACAAAAGAAAATATAGATACATTTTCACCACCTTTAAATAAAAAATTAATATCGGTTGAATCAAAACATGATAATTCATTTAACAAATTTAAAGCAAAAATATATAACACAACTACTAAAGAAACAAAATTAGAAGATGTATTTTTCAAGTTTTCACCTTTAGTAGATCCTATAAAATATTCAACAGGAAAATATGAAGATTTAGAAAAGGATATTTTTATTCTTCCAAGTATTGACAATACAGATAAGGTATTTGATAAGATTTTAGATGTAAATAATTCGGCATATGTTGATTGTTATTTTACATATATAACAAGTAAGTTAAGAAGTATGGGATTTGTTCATGGTGTTGATTTTTTTGGAACACATTTAGGTGTACAGAATAATTATAAGTTAAATGTTTCAGATGATTTTGAATTTATGTGTTCTTCAGAATATTTCATGAAAAATGTTGGTGTTAATTTTGATGTTGTTAATTATGATGATAATAATGTATTAGCCCGGTCAAGTACAAGTAAATTTAAAGATAGACTTAAATTTGACGAATCAGTTATTACAGAAAAAATAGAGGAAGAAGTGTTAGATATTAATGAAAAAGAAGATATTAAGACTGTATTCCTAACACCTAGAGAGGAAGTAAAAAAATCTTCACCGGTTATGTTAAATGATTTAGGAGATATGGAAATATTTGAAATTAAGTTTACTGATGAAAAAATCAATATAGATGAAAACAACAGTAGTGATGAAGATGATAGTGATGATTCTTCATGTTCATCTGTAACAACTAATGGAAGTGATGAAGACGAAGAAGACGAAGAATATGATGATAATGATGATAGTGATGATAGTGATGATAGTGATGATAGTGATGATAGTGATGATGATGAAGCTGAAAATATATATTTACATGTTAAGAAGTTTCCAGTAATGTTAATTTGTATGGAAAATTGTATTCATACATATGATCATTATATAACCCAAAATGCTTTAACTGAAGATCAGTGGTTAAGTTCTTTTTTACAAATAATTATGATATTATTAACATATCAAAAGGTATATAACTTTACCCATAACGATCTTCATACGAATAATATTATGTATATTGATACTGAAGAGCCATATATTTACTATAAATATGATGGAAAAAGTTATAGAGTTCCAACATATGGAAAAATATTTAAGATTATAGATTTTGGTAGAGCAATATACACAAATGATAAAATGTTATTTTGTAGTAATAGTTATGATAAAGGAGAAGATGCTTATACGCAATATAATACAGAACCCTTTTATAATCCCGAAAAGAAGAAGGTGGAACCTAACATGAGTTTTGATTTATGTAGATTAGGATGTTCTATGTTTGATTTTTTAATAGATGATATAGATGATCTTGATGAACAAGTTAATAATGATCCGGTTATTAAATTAATAGTAGAATGGTGTAAGGACGATAAAGGTAAAAATATATTATATAAGTCATCGGGTGAAGAACGTTATCCTGATTTTAAGTTATATAAGATGATAGCACGAACAGTTCATAATCATACACCTGAAACACAATTGAAAAGAGAAGTATTTTCCCAATATGTTGTAGATAATGAAGAAATAGATGGTCTTGGTGAAAAATGTATAGTAGTTAATATCGATCAAATAATAGAGAAAATGCAAAATTGATTTAGTAATTATACTTAATAACGATTAAATAAAAATTAACATGGATAACAACGGTTCCAATATGATAAGCGAAGAATATTTAGACGATATGTTTTTGAATAATGAAGTTCCTACTGATGTTGAAAGGATGCTTTATCGTGACAATATGAATTTAAAATCACCTGGCGATGTGTTTCTTTGGTTTAAAACTCTTCCATTTAGGAGCCAAAAGATAATGTTGTCGAGTATGATAAGTGTTATGGGTGATGAAAATAATACAAAGATGAGAGGCATTATCCCATTCCCCGCGTTCGGTGGAACACCTGAACTTTCACGAAGCGAAACAAATTATAACGGTAAAAGAATGAAACCGATGACTAAAGATATTGATGATAATTTCCCTAGTCTGGAACGTCCTTTACCACGTCTGGGTGCGTCATCTCCACCTCTTTTAAAAACAGTAGTTCAAGAAGATGACACTTTCAGTAATTTACCCCATGAGAATGTAACGGTTCGAAAAAAAAAATAAATATATTATAATTAAATATCATAACAAATAATTATTCTTATAATGGAAAGAATAATTATTAATAATACTATTATACTTTTAGCTAGAAGTCTGGATTATCAACAAAAACATTAGATGAGATTGAAGTATCATCTTTTGGTGATATATTTACTTGGTCCATAACAAATAAACCAAATAGGCATGACATGAAAACTATTATAGAATCTTTAAATATTGGTTTAAGAGGTTTTTTTTTACTGTCAATTATTTTCATTTCTACGATTTTAAATAAAACATAGATTATTGCAATAGACAAGGAAATAGTGAATTTCATTTCCATCTTATATTAATTTTCCAAAAGGGTTTTATGGATAATACGCATTAAGATAATATTTCAACTTCATCTAAAAGAATATCTGGTTCAATTTTTACTTTATTAGATACATCATGAACATCGAGGTCATCTAAACTAATATTATCGTTACCTATTTTTAGTTTTGGAATATCATAATGATCGTCATCATCATCGTCATCATCATCATCTTCATAATCAGCCCGTTCATTTTGAATTTTTTCAAGATGTTCAACAGTTTTTGGAACATTTACTAAAGTTTTATTTTTATTCTCCGAAAAAACTTCATCGTTGTTATTGAATGATATAGCACCGTTTGTATTTTCACTTGAAATAGAATTTTCTTCATTAATTGTATTTGAATGATTATTTACAATTTCACTTGTTTCAACTTTAATAGAGTTGTCTATTTCATTTTTTACTTCTTTTTTTATGTCATTTAAATCGTTGTTTGACTGAACATCTGGTTCGTTGCTTTCAATTTTTTCTTCTTCAATAGTTTCAGTTACGTCTTCTTCGGTAGTTTCATCCATATAATTTCTTAGAATATCTTCGATAGGCAAGCTATCTCTTATTGCGTTAAGAATACATTCTTGAATGATAGTTTCTGTTTCACGTTTATGTTTTTGAATTTGTAAAGAGTGGATGTTTGTATCAAATAAATATACATTTGAGTATATTTTTCTTGCTGAATGAACATAACAATTATGTATAAAATCTTCGAATTTGGGTATATTAATATCTATTTTTTTTTGTTTATTTCCTACACGAACACAAGTAAGTACTTTAAGTTGTATTACATGAACACATGATATTAAATCTTCAATATAATTACAGTTACTTCTACTTATTATTCTTTCACATTCTTGTTTTATAATGGTTGAGTTCCATTTTGGGACACGTGTAATTAAATTTTGAAAGGTCATTAGAATTTTGTCGTTTTCACCATTATCGTTACATAATTTTAATGATTCGTTGTATATAGATTTAAACCCTTCCATAATGAGAGGTGTTAGAATGTTAATGAGTCTTGCGCACCATTCATTTTTAGATTCTTGTAAGGATGCAATTGTAAAGTCGTCCATTTAATTAAAGGCAATATTTTCTAAATCGATATTACTACGAAAAAATAGGAAATTAATAATAAATAAAATTAATGTTTTTTCATTTCTAAACTCTCTTTTTATTTTGTAAAAAATGAAAACAAGTTCATCAATATTTTCTTGTGATATATTTTCAAAAGTATGTATTTTTATACAAGAAATAATATTTTCACCGGAAAATCCTTTTTCATATAAATTTAATGAATAATCTACTATATTGTCATTTTCTTTATCAAAACAAGAAATACATTTTTTTATTTTTAATAAATGTTTTAATGTATTTTTGAAAAATGGACCATTTGTCTTAATGTTATTTTTATATAGACTTATTTGTGTTCCTCTTATTTTTGGTCGTGATACATAAATATCACAAAACCTTGATAATATAGGTTTTAAAAGTTTATTTATATTTTCAACAGAAATGAAGAAACGTGTTGTATGACTAAATAATTCGATACATCTTCTTAGTGCTGATTGGGCATCTATTGTAAGTTTATCTGCGTTTACAAGAACAACCGTCTTAAAGTTAACATTATTGATATTTAGTATATTTGTTTTTGAGAAGTGTTTTAATTCTTCACGAATAAATTTAATCCCTTTACCGTGTGCGCAATTTACATACATTACAAAATAATTGATGTTAGATTTATTGTATAGTTTTTCTATTGTGTTATTTATAATAAATTTTTTTCCTGAACCGGTTGGTCCATGAAATATAATATTAGGTATATTATTATTTAGTATATAATTATCCATTTTTAATATAATATTTTTATGTATATTGATATTGTTGTTTTCTGTATTTGTCATGTTTATGTATAATATATAATTGCGTTCTTTTAAACACAAATATATATTAAATTATTAGTTTAAGTTATTAATTTGAATGAAGTGAATGAGTATATGGATTTTTTTTGAACGCATCAAGTATATCGGGTTGCATTCTATCAACTGTTTGTGAATCATTTAAATCATGTGTAATATGTGTTGTTCCGATTTGACTTGTAGAAGGTGGTAACATTTGTGGTGCTCCTGATGGAATAAATTCACGTGAGCTTTCAAGGCAGTCTTGTTTGGATATTGACATATTAACAGAATTATTGAACTGTGCTGCATTACCAAGATTTGTCCTTGAATATACCATATTTTCTTTAGTTTCATTATTTGTTTGGTTATAGTTAGCATAATAAGATGTTTGACCGGTTGCCTCTGAGCTTCCGGCTATACCGCTGTAAGGAGTGGTTGTGGTTTCTCTTTGTTGGTTAGAAAGTTGATGTTTAGTATTATTAATGGTATGAAGTTTTTGTTTTTGTATATTTCCAAAGTATTCTTCTTTATTAATGTTCATGTCACGATTTGTAACGTTGGGTGATTGATATGTTCCTTCAATAAATCCGCTGTGCACAGCATCGGAAGGGTTACCATATACTCTAAAATTTTCAATAATATCTTCCTTTTTCGATGGTTTAAGTACGTGTGTAATTGGCGCGAAAAGAGCTCCTACAGTTTTTTTAATTCCATTAAAAACGGTGTATTGTGGATTACAGTCGCGATTTGTCTTTCCTAGTTTGATACTATTCAAACCATAATCTCCTTCGCGTGGGTCACCTGTGAAATTTCTTTGTTTAATTAGATAACCTTGTTTTTCGTCATCACATTTATTAGAACCTTTATATGTTTGTGGGGCAGGTTCTCTGTAAGGACCGTTTGTTGATTGTGTTCCTTTATAGAATCCCATATTGTTCATAGTTTCTAATTTTTTGTTATCATTAAGACCTCTTACAGTAGGTCTTTGTTCTAAACCGGTAGTTGTAAAATATCTCTCTGGTCCGTTTTCGTAGTATGTATCTGGTAGGTATTTTTCTACTTTACCGATTGATTTTGTATTAGAAGAACTTTTATTATAATAACTTGCTGGACCTTGATGGTTTGATAGTTCAAATGATGTTTTAGGGTTTGTTTTTACACGTAATTCGTCAACACCTTTAGGTTTATATGTTTCTCTCGCCATAAGTCCTGAGTTATATCCACCTGAACCAGCAGATGAGAATCCTTCGTTAATTCCAGGACCAACTTGAACTTCTTTCCATGGTTTTACATTAGCCATTCTATTACTTGGATTAACGCGTGATTGGTAAAAATTATTCATATTGGGAGCTCCATGAGAATATTGAATGTTATCTTCAGGTTTAAACATGGGTGCGTTTTCACGTTTTTCAATAGTTTGTGAACCCGAACCGGTCATATTATCTAAAATTTGTTCATGAACGTGTGAGTCTGCTGTTCTTCCCCTTATTTTTGAACCAAAGAAGGGAACCATATTATTATGTTTAAATTCTTCTGTATTCATACGATTTCCTGATAATGAATTAAATTCACTAGATTTAGCTTTTTCATTTATTTTAGAATCATAAGAAATTGCTTTATTAAAATATTTGTCATTTCTTTGGTTTGATTTTGGGTATGTATTAACAGTAGTATTTCTTAGTTCTTCATCTGTGGCAACCGGATAATTTTTTATTAGTTCGTTAGGATAATCGAGTTGGTCTTTTTGTTGATTGTTGTTTTCAAAACATTCTTTATTATTCTTTTTACTTTTGTCGGATATATAATATAACCCTCCAAGTGCAGCTATAGGTATTGCTAATTCCATATTATATATTATACTACTATATAAAATATAATATATTAATACTTATGAAAAATTATTATTATTGCATGCGTTTATTTTGAAATGGTCTTTCTCTAAAATACGTGTGCTTACATTATTTTGAAATTGCATTGCTATATTTTGTTGAGGATCTTTGAGAAGATATTCTGTTCTAACATTTGGAAGGTCTCTTATTTCCCATGCGGGTGTTTCTGTTCTTGACTCATGAACTATAGTTTCTATAGTTGGATAATGCGGTAGAGATGATTGTGGTTCATTTATTAAATGATAATTATTTTTTACAGTATCTCTATTTAATTTTCGTGTTAATCCCCTTAAATCATTATCAATAGACATAGAATTTGTTGTTAGATTGCCTCCCCATTTTTCAAGTCTAAATTGTGGGTCAGCAATATAATATGGGTTTGTTCCATTACCGGGAACATTCATTATGTATTTCCCAGGACCGGTTGATTCTTCAAGTTGTTTAATTGTTCTTCCTTTGTCATAATTAAAACGTGTGAACATTATATTAATAAGTGATAATATAATATTTAAAATAATTAATTTAACTTGTTTGGTCTCTGACCTTTTTCCATTACAAGTGGTTCTGGCATAATTGTATAATTATTAAATGTATGTATTGAACCATGTGGGACATAAATGTTAGATGCGGACATTTCATTTTTTGGTTCAACTAAATTACTCATTCCTATACCCATAAGTTGTGATTCAATATTTACAGAGTTTCCATTTAATTGAAATCTACACATTTTTGTTGTATTTAATCCAAAATCTGGTAACATACTTTGTTCTGGTCTTCCATGTTGACTATGTTCATATAGATTATACTTGGTTCCGTCTTGATAAGATTGTTGTTCTATTTTATAGTCGTTTATGGAGTTTTTATTTCTTGTTGATGCCATGTTATATTATACTTTGTTATTTTATTTTGATATTTATGATTAAATATAATATTATGAATTGTTAATTATATCAATAAGATTTTCTATTTTTTTATGGTCAATAATATTTTTATCAATAAATTTGGAAATTATTTCATGAAATAAATATAAATAGTTATAACTAAATAGATATACCAAACACATTTCATCATGATTTACAATATTATATTGTCCTCTTATACTACTATACAAATGAATAAATACACTATTATCTTTTGTCATACGGTATAGTTCATTTATTTTTGTGTCTATTGAATTATCGTAAGATTCACAATTAAAACACTTGAGAAAATCGAATCTATATGCGTGATCTTTTAATTCATCATCAGATATATTAGTATAAGTGATGATATGTTTGTGATTATAATTCATATAATATATGTTATTATGTCTTTATTATTATATTAATTTTATTAATTTTATTAATTTTATTATACTTTATTTGGATTTTTTGAAAGTTCTCTTAAATTACTAATTGTGAATTCAAAGAACCCGGCACTTTGATGTTTTAAGAAATAAGCAACAAACAAAATAGCAGGAGATATAATATAAATAAATACCCAGTGGGGTATACAGTAGTCAAAACCTAATAATTTAGGTATTTTACATAAATCTTCGTGTGAAATAAATACCAACGACACCGCAGATATGATTAATATAATAACTACAATATTTTCAAGCATTATATAGTATATAAATATTATTTACATAATAGTTAATTATTTAATAATCAATTAAATAATTAAATAATTAATAAATTAATTATAAATCTAAGCATTTTTGTTGTCTCTAACAAGGTCTCTTGATGGAAGACCTCCACGAATCCAGTTTTCATCAGCATTATCTTCGATATGAGCAGCAGGATTAGCAAGAGATTCAGCAACAGAAGGTATTAAAGGATAGTTCTTATAGTTAATATAACTTACTTCACTTGAAGGGTTAACACTTTTCTTATTAATTAAAGATTCGCCTTGTGAAAGTTGACTTTCAAGGTCAATATCACCTCTTCCTTTTCCCAAATAGGGAACGGTTCTAAACATTCTTTCGTTTAATGTTATTTTTTCACTTCCGTGTGTAATTTGACTTCCAAGAAGAAGTTGAGAATTTTGGTCAATATTACAACCACCCATTCCTACTTGATTAGAACCCTTATAATTCATATTTGGTTGTGAAAGAGCAAGACCCATAGGTTTTGTCATATTACAATCACTTGAAAAATGATTAGTAAGTGTATAATCAGCACCTTTTACATTTTGTAGTTCTGTTTCACTTAATGAACATTTATCCATGCCGATTCGCCCCATGTTTAAAAATGTATAATCACTAACGTTAGCCATATAATATTCAAATATATAATAAATTTTTAATAATTTATGTATCTTAAATCTTTTTTAGAACAAGCAAATTCATTTCCTTCTTTACATGACGGCATATTACCATAACAAAAGTTGGCAAAATCTCCTTGATTGTTTGGTATTTGACTACTTGCCGTTGTATAAAATCGTTGCATAGATTCATCGAATTTATAATTATCTCCTAAATCACGAAATAGTTTATCTTTAAAATTTTTATTTCCTAGATTTTTTTCAACAAGAAAATCTTTTGTGACTTCATTTATTTTTTCAGAAACAGTTTTGTCATACGCGGGTGGCGCTTTTTTTCTTTCAGGGTTTTCTTTATAATCACCAGGTAGAACATTGCCAAGGGGATTTTCTTTTGTTATATTGTGATAATCATCAAGTTGTTTTTTAGATAATTTTGTTGTTGTAAAATCCAGTCCTTCTAATTCAAATGCTTCTTTTTTTGTATTGTTTCTTAAATAGAATACCAATAAAAATACTGCTAAAGAAAAAATACCTGAAATAATTATATTGGATTTTCCTGTGATAATAAATAAAATGATAGTTATATACAAAACAATTTTCGATAAATTATTTAAATTTTTCACAAAGGTATGGTCAGGTGATATATTAATGTCATTATATTCTTTTAATAACATAATAGGGTCTGTTATCCAGATACTTTCACTCATTATACTATATATATATTTAACAATTTTTTATTAATGTTATAAGTATAACATTTATATGATTAAATAATTTAACGTTTTCCTTTTTTTTTCTTTTTTTTCTTAGGTTGTTTGTTATTTTGTTGATTAAGTCCTTCGTCAGGCATTGCTTCAATTTCGGCAATAAGTTCATCCATGCTTTTTGTATTAACAGAAGCAAGTTCTTGTTTCAATCGGGCTACTTCTTCTTGTAATGACCTTTCCTTCTTTCGTATTTCTATCTTTTCTCTTAAACGTTCTTTTGTTTTTGCCATACGTATATTTTCATCTAATTTTGATTGCATCGCACCCATATTTAATTTTGTTTTCTTACCTACACCTGGGATACCCATCGAGCTCATCATTTGTGAAATGTTTTCCATACCAGGCATATTTTTCATATTTTTCATCATTTCACTTGCTTCAGACATTAATTCACTTTCTTTGAGTTCGCCTGATTTAATTTTGTCTTCAAGTTTTGTTCCTATTGACTTGACTAAGCCCATTAGTTTTTTTGGATTTTTAATAATTTTAGAAAATACATCATTTGCTGATTCAGCATTTTCCATATTTATATCTAATTCTTTTGCTGTTTCTTCAGCAATTTCATTAGCAAGTTGTCCAATTTTACCATTAAGCATTCCCTGAATATGGTTATGTAAATCATCACTATTTGGAATATCTTCTTCGTTTATTTTTTGTTCTCCAGATTCATCATTAAAAGCATTTTGTATATTCCCAAGAGTTTCTTCAAGTTTTTCTTTGAAACTATCTTCATTTATAGCCTCAAATAACTTAGCTGTATCTCCAAATGAACTTTCACTATCAATATCAGTTATAATAGAAAACATAATCAATTGAAGGTATTTCCATATAGTTGATTTTGTATTATCACTAACACCTTCAAGATTCCATAAATTTTTAAATTCAATATTTGGTAAAAATACTGTATTTACATTATTATCACTAAATATTTCATCATTTTGATAGAGTATATCAAAAAAACGCTCAGGATATACCTTCTTGCAATACTCTTCTAATTCGTTATTTGTTTTTTTTTTACACTCTTCAATATCGCTTGTAACTTCTGGAAACACATCTAAAAGATTATTTAAAAATTCACCCATAACCTTTACAAAATCTGTTTTTTTTCCAGAAAAATCTTCATCGTGTGTTTGATTTTTATCATCGACATTTTTATCAATATCCATTTAATATAGAATTGAAACAATATTTAAATGGATTATTTTATAAAATATAAATTTTAATTAGATGCGTATAAAAGAGATAGTTTAGATAATTTAATTGTATAATCTCTAGCACTATCTATATGGGTATCATCTATATCAGTAATTAATTCTTGTATTTTAAGTAAAACAGCTTTTCCTTTATGACCTCCCTTTATTTCATCTAAAAAAGAGTAATCACCTTTTAATAAAAAATCAATATCATTATTATTAATTCTATCTTTATATGGAATATAAATATATATAAACCAGTATTCTATTAATAATTTAGGATTTATTTTTTTTAGGGCGTATATACCATTTTTTGCATATTTAACATCAATATTTCCTGGTAAAACCTTTTCTGCTAATTTTATAAATTTATCTGTGTATTCACAGAACGTTTTTATATAAAATTGTTTATTGTTCATAATTTATATAATATTATTTCTTTAATAAAAAAACATAATAAACATTAAAATTGTTGTTGTTTGTTATAAATACCTTTTATTTCACTTTCTCTTTGTGATTGTATGTTTTCCATAGAATTTCCATCGTTACCAATAGTATTTGCTTTATAACTTTCTTCGGGTGTATTTATAGAACTTGAATAATCTATATTTGCATAACTATACATTTGTCGTTCCCCACCACTACCCTTTGCTGTTAAATCATCCGCAGGTGTATCTAAAAAACTAAATGAATCAGAAGAAACCCCTGATGAAGACATCCATTCAAATGTTGTCGGTTCACTTTGAACATTTTCAAAAACTCTTTCCTTTGTATCGACTTGATTATTACTATACGTCTCAATATTTAAAAAAGATATAATATCATTACCAAATATCACTCTATAATTTTCATTAAGAAGTAATAATGCGGGGACCTTTGACACGGTGTTAGGCATTATAACACTTTGACCATTTTCCAGATTTAAAATAATATTACCAGAAGCATCTTTTCTTCTATTATCAATATTTATAAAATGAGTGTCGTTTTTATTAGTATATTTATTTAATTTTAACAATAGTTGCTTACAGTTATCACAATAGTTGCTATAATATAATATATTACTCATATGTTTAGTATATTATATGTTTTAAGTGTTATTAAATATATTTATTATAAATAATTTATTTTTTTTCGTTGATATTATGTTTCCTATAACCAAACCATTTATATAAACCAGCTCCTGTTGCGATTCCATAAATAAAACCACCCCATCCACCCTTTTGCGTTTTTCTACGAGTTTTTATTTTTTTATTTTTTATTTTATTACCACCTTTCTTTTTTTGAAATTTATTCTTCTGCGTTTTATTTTTTTGTGTCATATATATTTACTTTAGAAAATGTATTAAATTAAAAATAATATTAATAATATTATTTATAAAATTGAAACAAATATGATTTAAAAATAATTGTACACAATAAGAATGGACCCTGAAATTTTCGATTTAACTAATAAGAATGGTGTGCTTAATTTTACCTTAAAAAATGTTAATGTAAGTATTGCTAATTCAATTAGAAGATTTATACTCTCTGAAATACCAACTATAGGTTTTGTTACACTACCCTTTGAAAAAAATCAAGCAACATTTCAAAAAAATACGACAAGATTAAATAATGAAATTATAAAACAACGTATATCATGTATTCCAACGCATATTACTGATATTGATGGATTTCCGTTAGAACAATATGTAATAGAAGTAGATGAAACAAACGAAGATTCTATTATTAAATATGTTACAACAGAACACATTAAAATAAAAAATATATTAAATGATACATATCTAGATAGAGTTGAGGTTGAAAAAATATTCCCAAAAAATCCACAAACTGGATACTATATTGATATTGTTAGAATTCGTCCTGAAATATCGGATACAATTAAAGGAGAAACATTAAAGTTCACATGTAAATTTTCAAAAGTTGTTCCAAAAATAGATGGATGTACATATAATGTTGTAAGTTCATGCACATATCAAAATACAAAAGATGAAGCAAAAGCAAAAACAATATGGGATAAGATTGAGTTAAAATTAAAACAAGAGAATGACACAACTGATAATATTCGTCTTCATAAAAATAATTTCATGGCGATTGATGGATGTCGTCATTTTATAAAAGATAGTTTTGATTTCGCTATAGAAAGTATTGGTGTATATGATAATAAAACTATACTTAAAATGGGTATTAATGGTATGATAAATAAATTCAAAGTATTTATAGCACTTCTTGAAAAAGATGAGGTAATTGTCCAAAATGCTCAGGTTGATATGGATAATAGTTATGATATTATATTGAATAATGAAGATTACACACTTGGTAAACCGATTGAATATATGATATATACAAAATATTTCCAAAATGATAAAACAGTTACATTTTGTGGTTTTAGAAAAAATCACCCACATGATAATTATAGTGTTATTCGCGTTGCTTTCAAAGAGAAAAAAGAAATAGTTGATATATATAATATTCTTAATGACGTATGTGCTGATCTAATAGAATTATATACAAAAATAAATGGATATGTAGTGTAAAATGTTAAATATATAACAAAAAAATAATATTATAATTTTTTTTGTTATATTTGTTATTTTAAATATTAAGGGTTTAATTAAATAGATTGATTTTGTTCTTTTGGTTGTCTTTTGGAAAAGTTAAGTGAATAAAGTATGATATCACTTTTAAGAGAATTAAAGTATTCAATAACCTTTTTCATTCGAATATACTCACCGTTTTCACGTATTCTTTTATATTCTTCATGTAGGTTAAACATGTGTGTTCTATATTCCTTTGGATATTCAATTAATGGTTTTGTTTTTTTGATATAACATGAAACGTAGTTTTCATAAAGTTTTTCTGTAAATGTATGAAGTTTTTTTTGATATTCATTAAATTCTTTTCTATATTCGGGATAATAATTCAGGAACATACCGATCTTATTTTGACGACGTAAATCAAGATAATGATATTCTAATTTAGGTTGATTACCTCTTAACATTCGTACATCCTGATAAATTTTATGACGATAACGTTCTCTGTCATCCGTTTTATTACATATAATATTTATGCCTATATGTGACATCCAAAACTTATTTGAATTATTATAAATAGATACAGATGAGTTAATATAATCATCTATATTTGTATATTTATTAAATATTGAAGATAGCGGACTTTGAATCATATTTACACAATTTAAAATTACTCCTTTATCTTCTTTATCTTTTTTGATACATACTTGTTTTATAATTGATGAATTGGGAATGTTTGATAAATCTTTATTTTCTTGAATAGAAACATCCTCAATATAACTATTTACTACATTAACATGATTTACTCCATCTGTCTGCTTAATTTCATACATGCGAATAAGTATAATATTATTTGTATTAAAATTTGAAACAAGTCTGTTATCGATATGCTGCATTACAAAAGAGTAACAATAGTCTTGGGGTAACTCTTCTATATTGATATTCTGTTTTGTACAACATTCGTTAAACATATCCAAAAATGATAATCCCTTTTCACCTACACGGAAGAAGCTTTGAGATGCTCCTATATTCCCCTTTGTACAATAGACCCATGATTCGTTTCTTTTATCATAAAATACATTAATCATAGTTCCTTCGATAAGAGGTTCAATTCTTAATTCGTCTACCTCTTCTCCATGTTCTAATTTTGATAAAAGATTACCTTTAATACTTTTTTGTGGTGTAAAACATAAAAGTTTTCCCGTATCATCAAATATAAGGGACCTGATATTTTTTAAATGGTGAATGTTATTATCATTTAAATCTTTTTTTACATAATTAACCATAACATATTTTTGTTCTTTATAATCAATATTTTTAAAATTTAATTTATACTTTTCTTGGTCATATGTTTTATTCCATATTTTTTCAATAGATAGATCGCCCGGGAAGTTAATTTCAGTCATTAGTGAGTTCATTTTGCTTTGTATTTACTTGTATGGATTTATTAAATCAATTTTATAAATAATTTAAGTTCACATATTATTCCAATACAATATTAAATAGAGTTTAACAATAAAAAATATTAGTATTTGTATATATTATGGACAGTGAAGATATGGAATTACAACTTGGAGACATAATAAGAATAATTAGTCCTACAAATAAAGATTACCACAATAATGAGTTTTTTATAGATTATATTGATGAAGAAATTATTGTTATTATTAACGATAAATCAAAATATGAACTCACTATAGAAGATGGTTCGTTTACTGATGAATCTATACAGGGTATAGATATTTTATCAAGGTCACAATATGATTCTTATGTAAGACAAAATGGTATTGAAACAGGTGATTATATAAGTGTATATTTTTCAGGTAAAAAGCCGTATATATTAAACGGTTTTGTTAGAAATATTGATGAAGATATGATAGAAATATCACGTGACGGTGACGATGAAAAATTTTATATAGATTTTGCTTATCAGGGTGTACCTAGAAATTTAAATATAGAACGTATTATTGTAAAAAAAGATGAAACACCAGATGTTAAATTTACAGAAAAGGAAGAATTTGAAGAAAAAGATGTAGAAGAAGAAGAAGAAGAAAAAGATGTAGAAGAAGAAAAAGAAGAAAAAGATATAGAAGAAGAAGAAAAAGAAGAAAATGATGTAGAAGAAGAAAATGATGTAGAATATGATGATTATGATGATGGTATTTATACAAAAGAAGAATTAGATATTAATGAAATATTAAAAAAATCAGGTGTTCTAATGTTTGGTGATGTTCTTGATACGGTTACACAAAAATATAATGTTACTGATAAACAAACAAGATACGGTATTGATGTTCAAACAAATGATATGTTTAACACTATGAAAGCAGATGAAGATATTAAAAAAAATGATTCTACGTTGAACCAGATTGTCCAAAGATATAAACAATTGCGTGAAGAATTTTCTATATTTAATAATGACGGAAATATTGATGGTATTATAAAATATGATTCTAAATATAAACCTATTATTGAGTTAATTAAAAATATGGAAAGAAACATATCATGGATAATACCTATCGTAGAACAAAGAAAATATATTTATATTGAAGAGGATAATATAGATGTTGAATATGCGAATGATATAGTAACATTTGATTATAGCAATTTTTATGATGAAACCAGTTTAGTTAATTCACCTAAAAATTTTAAGTCCACCGCAGATATTAATGGTTATTATGATTACTTACAGAGGTTACACAATTATTTGATTCCTTATATGAATACAGAAAACACGAATACATATGATATTAATGTTGTTAATAGACCGATTGATGCTATGGTTGACAATCATTCTGATTTTGGGATGACAAGTGTAAATAAAAATGGTATTGGAACATATAAATATGGAATACAGCGTTATTTACCACAGATGAAAAAAAAACAATTAGTTGAAATGAAAAATAATTTACATACATATACAAAAATAAATAATTATGGACCAAGTGAATTATTACAATTAAAGTCAATTGTTACATTACCAACAGATTCTGTTTTACATGAACGTTTATATACAAATTCTACTTCTATAAAAGAACGAGTAAATATTTCAAATACACCATTTATAAAATCATTCTTCATGAAAAATGGAAATAAAAAAGATAAATATGTTAACAATATTGTAACAAATTTTGAAGATTCAAATGAACATAAAAAAAAGTTTTTCGAGAGTGCTACAAATCATATTGTTGATATAGAAACATCTTCATGGGATTTAAATAAAAATGAATTATATGATAAGTTTTTTGACTATATAATACCATCTATAAAGGAAACATTCCACTTACATAAAAGAAATATGACAAATGTTTTTAATTTGAATGAACTTTTTAAAAATCTTGAAGTTTTTAATATAAATAAATCACATGTTACTTTTAAACAGTATGAAAATTTTTTTATGTTTATTAATGAACAGTTAAAACAATATAATATTAATAGAGAAAAGAGAAAGATAGAATTTAGTCAATATAAAAGAAAAATAAATTCAAATAAATCTGTTCAAAATAAAAATGATATTGAAAAACAATTAGATCTTATTTTTGATAGTGAATATCATAGCCACACTATTCATGAAAAAATTAATATGGTTACAAAATATGATGATTTAATCTATCTTACAATTGACAAGAAAAATTTAAATTTGAATTCTACAAAAAATATTAATGAATCGCTTGAATATTTTATAGGAAAATTAGATAAAATTAAAAAAGGAGATTCCGATTGTGATGATGTTCTTATTGTTGCAAAAGATTACTATTCAACCGAACTTATAAAAAATGATGATGATACAGATATATACTATGATAAAAATTATGATAATACGATATATGATTTATTAGACGTTTATAAAAATGAACAATTAACTATGGTACCAGGTGAATTTAAAAAGTTCCTTAAAGAAAAATTACAAGAAGTTAATGGTTTAAGTGATCAAGATGCTGAATATGATGCTGAAACTCTTATCGAAGGAAAAAAATTGATAAAGGATGGTGTTTATGCTATTCTTCATGAGACACACGATAACGATGATGATGATACACCGATTGATTATATATTTTACAAACGTATTAATAAAAAATGGATTTTAGACAGTAAAAAAACACAAGAACATAAAAACGAAGCCTCTATGATAATTCAAGATGGTGCCGATTTTGTATGTAATTTCAAAAAGAATTGTATAAAGAAAGATGAAGAATGTGGACCACTTGATAATGTGAGTAATGAAACAAAGAAACAACTTGTAAGAAGGATGATGGGTGAATTTGAGCATCGATTTTATATGGAAAAAAACGAACTTGTTAAATTTTTAGATGAAAATATAACGGTGTTTGAATCAAAGCGTACACGTATAGAACAGTTATTAGAGTTAGACCAGCGTAAATATGTTAATTACTATAATATGATTGCTTCGCAATATCAAGAGGATGAAATACCCGATAAATCACCGTATCTTGATGCTCTTGAAATTATATTAGGTATACAAGATTTTGTTTTAAAACAAGAACAGATTCTTAAATTCTCTAATACATTTACACGGGAACCAACAGAAAGAGAAAAAATGCATGAAAATAATAAATATTGGAGGTATTGTATTGAAACAAATACAAAATTAATGCCTATATTTTTACATAGACTTGCGCATGCTTATTTTATGGGAAATTATAGTATTGTTCTTGACGATATTATTCGTGAACAAGGAAAAATAAGTGATGATGGTGATACAATAATAGATGAATATTCTGGTAAAGTAATAAGATTGCGTGATTTATCTTCTGGTGATGGAGAATATGATGATATGGGTGTTAGGTTTGTAAAAGAGAAGGAAAAAAATGTATCAAATGAACAAGATACTGAAGCATTACATATACAAGAAGAATTGGATGATGAAACTGAAGCATTTGATAATTTACATGAACGTGAAGATGGAGATATAATAGAATATAATGAATCAAGTATAAAGCAAAAATGTGAAGATATAATTGGTCTTATTAGTAAAAAAATGAAAATAAATATAAGCAAGGAAACAAACTCATTTGTTTTATATCATGCTATGAATACATATACAAAATACTTTGGTAAAACTGTGAAAGATACAACCGAAACAGTAAAATTATTATTTTTAACATGTAGTTCTTTGTTTATTGGTATTCAACTTGCTCAAACACGTAATAATAAATCTTATCCTGGATGTGTAGTTTCGTTTGATGGATATCCTCTTTTTGAAAATGGAGGGAATGACGGAATTGTTTACATGGCTTGTTGTATATCAAAAATATCAAAAGAAAAGTTAAAAAGTAATGTGTTTAAAATTATTAAAAATGTGAACGAAACGTTAATATCAAAAAAGTTGAGTGAAAATATACAATTATTTTTTATGACAAACATAGATATACAGATTGCGATTAAAGAAAAACAAAAAATGATAGAACAAAATACTGAGATAGTGAGTAATATGCCTAAGTTTGTATTTCTTCCATCATTATATGATAGTAATGTAAAGATAGTAAAAACACTAACATCAACATTTTATGATGACATGAAAAGTAAGCTGTCATCTAATAAAGATAATGTCTATGTATTTTTAAATCAACTTAAATCAAAAAATATTGAAATAGGACATATATTTGTAAAAATTATAAATGACAATTTGAAAAAAACTGATTTACTTCTTACAAAATTTGACGAACCTTATACAGAAAATACATGTTGTTTGGAAACATATAATAACACAAACATACTTGATTATTTCAATAAGAAGGATTTTGCATTATTTAAATATGCAGAAATGGCAAAAACAAATAGTGAATTATGTTATGAATTTAAAGAGAAATTTAAATCAAAAACATTAGCATCTAAACGGACACAAATTTCCATACCTCCTTTTATTCAAACACATTTTAGCGATGACACTATTTACAGGTCATTTATTCATTATTGTAAATGGAATAAAACAAGTAATATGTTTTCATTAAAAAGTGATATTTATGATATATGTGAAATAGAAAATGATGGATTTTTCGAAGTTAAAACGATAGAAGAAAAGATGAAAATATTAAAAGACTCTGGTAAAACTCTTAATAATTCGATGCTTCTTGTCTTAATGAATAAAATAAATAAGATGAATAAAGTTAATTTTGAGCCACCGATTGTTACACAGAACAATATTGATATTTATACTTCGTTTATTAATTTAAAAGAAGAAAACAATTATATTTCAAAAATAAGACCGGTTATTTTAGATCTTACAAATACATTTGAAATGAGTATGAAAAAAACAGAAAGATCAAAGGAAAGTTTTGTGGCAGTTTCATTATTGGAAGAAGAGACAAAAAAGAATGTAAGTAATATATTGGATTTTATACGTGATTATTCTGTTTTTACAGGTAAAGAAAATAAAACTATAATGGAATTTATAAATAAATTTCATGATTATGATACAAATAAATCTATTCTTTTTGATCAAGATGTGTATTTAAACAAAATAAGAAATTATAAAAATATGATGTATGAATTAGTTCATACTATTCCAAATTTAATAAAAAATAGTATGGTTCACTACGATGAAATAAATGAAAAAACAACAAATAAGAGTATTAAACTAATACCTTCCTATTGGAATTTATCTTTAACTCATATGAAAGATGTAACAAAATTTAATAATTTATATTATGGTTGGATGAATATGTTTCATAAAAAGGAAAATTTGAATGAGATTTTCCAAGAAAAAAGAGAACAAAATATAGACATGTTTCATTTATCAGAACTTACACCTGTATATAGTCCAAAAATTAAAAATGATAAAATAACATATCATTTATTTGATGATGTTATGGTTACAAGTTTATTTAAATATTATATTTTCTCTATGTTTGATGGTTACATAACAAAATTAAAATCAAATTCTTATACAATTGAAGAAACTATACCAACTTATAAATTGGTTTCTGAATATATTAAAAATTCAATACTTCATTTATCAGGTATGAAAGATATAGTAAATAATAATCATGAATTTGTTATGAAAAAAATACTTCATTTTAAAGAGAAAGAAAAACTTAAAATTACAGAAAAATTTGAATCTTTAAGTGATGAACAGAGAGAGATAGAGAATGAGCTTAAAAATAATAAGTTAGGAGAGAAATGGGGTAAAGGTCTTGAATCGGGTTTGATAAAATACGACCCTATGGTTTATGAACGAGAACGCGGAGAAGATGAAAACTTTAATAATATGTTTGACGATATTGGTGATAATGAAGCATATGTTATGGATGATATGAATGAAGTAAACGATATATCACATATGGATGATGATGATGGAATGACAAGTTATGATGAGTATTAATTTTTTGTTTAGTAAATATATATGAACAAGGCATATATTAGAAAAAATATAAAATACATATCTATTATTTTGTTTTTATTTGTTTTTTATATGGTTATTGCTTTAAAACCAGCTTTTCTATTTGAACCAGATGGTTCAATTAAGAATTTTGGTTTTGGACATACGAATAAAACAATACTTCCTGTTTGGTTAATAGCGGTTGTTTTAGGAATATTATCATATATGTCTGTACTGTATTATATTATACTATAGATATCACAATAACAATAAAAATAATGTTATTATTTTTTAATTTTACTTTATATTTTAAATAAAATTAAAAAATTATGAATTACGTTCATCTGTTAATTCATTTGCTTGATTTTTTATTTCACTTGTTGATTTTTCACATTTTGGACGTTTTATTATTGATTCTGATATGGTAATTGTTGTAATTCCTGCAAGAATATACCAAATAAATCTCGCTACCGACTCTTTTCTTTCTAAAAGTTTTTTCATATTATTAACAGCAACTACTATTGGTGGTGGTTCGTTGTTATTTATTTCATTATTGATAAATTCTTTATACACATCAAGAGATTCGTCATTTCTACGTTCACGAATTCCATATATTTTTGGTTCATACGTATAATTCCATTCACTTTGTTTATTACTAACGATAGTTTTATATGGTGTTGAACCTAACATTATTTCAAGAAAGTTTTTTATATTTGATGTATTTAGTTCATTTAATATAAGTGATCTATCTCTATATATCATATTAAATATATCTCGTTTATAACTTTCTTGTTCTTTAGACATTACTTCATTAAAAAATGTGTCAATAACATTTTTTGAACCCATTAAACTAACTATCATGTATCCTATTGTATTTGAAAATGGTGTTTTCCATCCTGGAAAAAATTCTATTAAAAAGCTTGTTCCAACAAATATAACTATCCATAATGATAATGCTAAAATAATGTAATATGCTTGAGAAGAGGAACTTGAACAACCAGTTTCTCTAATTATACTTTCATTAAAAAGTGAAATAACAGCTAATAGAACTAATACGTATATAAAAAAACTTGTTAATCCTTTTATTCCTTTACCTGATGCAAGAAAATAAATAGAAGTAATAACCAAAAATGCGTTTTGTGAATTTAATAATGAAACCATCTGTAATAATTAATGCATAGATTAATTAATACATACATTAATTCATTTTTTTATCGCAGAATAAAGAATGGATTTAAATAAAAATTCAGGACCACCAAAATTAATTGAACCAGGAACCAGATATTTTTTGAATGCGTCATTAAATAGATGTAATGAAATAAAAAATAAATATTATAATCAAATATTTAACATCACCGTATTTATCTGTCTTATTTGTATAATTGGATTTGTTCTTTTTTTTAAATATAAGGGAAGACTTTCAAAATATGAAATGGAAATAAAAGAAACACAAAAGAAAGAATATATTATGTCAAAAATTAAAAATTATCAAGATACCAGACGTAAAGAACAACAACAAATGATAACTAATTTGCCAAAATGGTAACATAAATATGTTTATATATACTATACTATGGATAAAGATGATATAGGAGAAACCACCGAATTGTATGAAAAGTTAAAAGAAGGTTATGATATTCTTGATACGTATGTCGATAAATTTTATTCAATAAAAAATGATTATGAAACTAAAAAAAAAATACAAAAGGATAAAATTAAAGAAAAAATGTCGAATAAATCAAATAAAAGAATTAGAAAGGCTTTAGAGGAACAAAAATACACATGTGTTAATTGTTCAAGAAAAGTTGATATGTTTTTTTCTACAAAAAATAACAAACTTATTGCTAAATGTGGTTCTGAGGAATCACCGTGCAATTTAAAAATAGTAATTAATAAGGGTACTTATTATCCTTATGAAAAGGTCATCAACGGAACTATGGATATACAAGGACTTTTAAATGAAATAAATGAATTTAAACTTACTATTATAAAGATGAAATTAAATATGATATTTGAATTCTCTAATGTTAGAGATACTCTTAAAAAATTTAACACGATAAAAGAAGATCTTAATGAATTATATGAAATTCTTAGAGAAAGAGAGGCAATTTATTTAGATACAACAGACAAATATGATTTAACTCAATTATCAAAATTAGAAAGAACAAAAGAAGAAATAATAAATTCAATTAAAAGAATGATATCTCATTATGAAAATAAAAGTGATGTAGAAAAACAAGAACTTAATCGAGAACAAATATTTACAAAAATAACTGATAAATATGTAAATGAACTTGATGAAATAATTAAAAAAATCAATCATATAAAATACAACGTATATGATGTTTATAGGAAAAATGACAATATTAATGATAAAAAGGAAAAGGAATCAGGAAAATCTATTAATATATTTTTAAAACGTCAATACACATATGTAGATACAATTCAACAACATGAAGATTATGCTATAGAATCATTTATACACGCAACATCTGAACAAAATAAAATAGAATAATAATATATGTTTGGTATTATTAATACACGTTTGTTTCTTATAAGTTTTTTTATTGGTATATTTTTTGCTTACATAAGTGACCCACAACAAAAGGTTATATACATATATCCATCACCAGATAATGTTGATACTGTTGTTTACAAAGATGAAGCAGATAATTGTTTTAAATTTTCTTACGAAGAAGTGGGATGTCCTCTTGATGCAAAGGAAATGGGAAAAATACCAAGCCAACCGAGTAATACATTATCAGAAAAATAGGTGTTTTGTTTTGTTCAATATTAATCTAAATATATAACAATGGAACTTAAGAAAATTATGAATTCTTCTCAGGGTAAAATAATAATTTCAATTATTCTTGGTTTGGGACTTGCAACTATGTTTAAGAGAGTATGTAAGGGTAGAAAATGTATTGTTTTTGAAAAAGCTTCTGACGAAGAAATAGATAACAAAATATTTAAATATGATGAAAAATGTTATAAATTCAAGTTAGAAAATACTTTATGTGATAAAAAAAAGAAAACAGTTAAAATAACTAAATAATTGCGTACTAATTATTTTTAATTAATTTGAATTATTAATATGGATACTACAAGTATTAATGATTTACCGGGTGATAATATTGAAATGAAAATAGATGAAACACAACAAGATATGAATAAAATGATTTCAAGTGTTCAACAGGCAAGTCAAGGAGGTGTTATATCACTTCCTTCAAGAGATGTTCCAAATAATACAGAAACTAATGTAATAATAGATCCAGAAGTTAAACAAAATTATATAGAACCTCCGCCCGTTGATTATATTAAAAATATTGAAACAAATGAAGAACTTTTAAATAATATTAAGAAGGAAGAAAAGGCAGAATTAAAAAAAATAGAATTGTATGATTCAATACATGCTTATGTAATTATGGCATGTGTATATTTTTTTACTCTACTACCATTTTTTTATAAAAATGTTATGATGAAATATTTTACATTTGGTATAAATAATCAAGGAAATTTGAATTTAAAGGGTTATTTAGCTCAAACATTTATATTTGTAGGCGTTTGCTTTTCAATTACAGAAAGTATTAATTATCTTGATAGATTAACTGATTTATAAATACTAAAAAATTTATCAAATTACATAAACCAATATTTGAAATAAACAAACATATAAATAATAATTAAATATAAAATAACCTAAATAGATAAAGACCATATAAATATAATGAAAATCGAATCCAATATACTTCTTGACTTTAATGATATCTTAATTAAACCAAAGCGCTCAGATTTATCATCCAGAAGCGAAGTTGATTTAACAAGAACATTTAAATTCAAACATTCCAATCAAACCTGGACTGGTGTTCCAATAATGACTTCAAATATGACTACTACAGGAACATTTGAGATGTATGAAGTTTTATCAGAGCAAAAAATAATTACCGTTTTTCATAAATTTTATAATGTAGAAAATTTTAAAACATTTAAGGATAATTTATTAGAAAAGGGTAAAACTTTTGATAAAAATTTTTATAGTTTATCAACTGGTATTAATAATGATGAATATCAAAATCTTAAAGAAGTAATTGAATTCCTTGACCCGATGTTTCTAACTATTGATGTAGCTAATGGATATAGTACCAAATTTGTTGAATTTTGTAAAAAAGTTAGACAAGAATATCCTGAATTAGTAATTATTGCTGGAAACGTAGCCACAAGCGATATGGTTCAAGAACTTTTGATTAGTTCAAAAGTTGATATAGTTAAATGTGGTATAGGTAGCGGAAGTGTTTGTAGCACAAGATTAAAAACTGGTGTCGGTGTTCCACAGTTAAGTGTTTGTCTTAATTGTTCAGAAACAGCCAACGGATTGGATGGGCATATTGTTAGCGATGGTGGTTGCACAGTTCCCGGAGATATTGCGAAAGCTTTTGGAGCAGGATCTCATTTTGTTATGTTAGGAGGAATGTTAGCCGGTCATGATGAATCCGGTGGAGAATCAGTTGAAAAGGACGGTAAAAAATTTAAAATTTTTTATGGAATGTCATCAGAGTATGCCCAAAATAAATTCAACGGAGGTATGGAAAATTATCGAAGTAGTGAAGGGAAAGTTCGATACTTACCCGATAAAGGTAAAGTATTTTTAACTATGTTAGATATTTTGGGTGGATTACGTTCAACTGGAACTTATATTGGAGCCAAACGATTGAAAGATTTTGCCAAATGCACAACTTTTAGTCAAGTTAATCGACAACTAAATACTGTTTATGATAATCAACTTTATTTGTAATTTTTATTCGTAAAAAAACTATTTTTTATATAACAAATAATATTGTTTCATAAACCGCATATTATTTATACTATATTTGTTATTATTGACAGATATAATAAGCCTTCTTAGCTCAGTGGTTAGAGCGTTTGCCTTGTAAGCAAAAGGTCCCGAGTTCAAGTCTCGGAGGAGGCTGATTACATGAAATGATGATAATATTAAAATAAATATATAAATACTTGTTATATATTTATATAATGAAAAAGGCATTTAATCTTTTTGATGTAACATTAAGGGATGGATTACAGACCAGTAAAAAAATATATACATTAAATGAAAAAAAACAGTTACTTCATTCTATAATGAATAATTATAACCCATTACATATTGAAATTGGAAGTCTTGTTTCAAAAAAAGTTCTACCCCAAATGAATAATTCTATGGAGCTTTATAATTATGCTGTTGAACAATATCCAAAGTCTAATTTTTATATGTTAATACCGAAAATAAAATATTTAAAAGAAGGAGTAAATAATGGAGTTAATAATTTTTCATTTATAACATCTGTTTCAAATGAATTTCAAAAAAAAAATACAAACATGGAATTATATAAAACAAAAAATGAATTAAATCATATGATTAGATATGTTGATAAAAATTGTAACAATCCTATAAAAAAATTATACTTATCATGTATTAATGAATGTCCAATAGCTGGTAAAATAGAAAATATTCGTATTGTTGAAGAGTTACTTTATTATAAATACAATTATAATTTTGATAATATTTGTTTATCTGACACATGTGGAACACTATCATATGAGGATATGGTAAAAATAATAAAAATGAGTATTGGATATGGTATGTCTCCTCACCAATTAAGCATACATCTTCATTTAGGTAATCAAGATAAGCAAAAAATAAAAAAAATGATAAAGTTTTTGTTTTATTGTAAGATAAACATGTTTGATGTTTCAACTTTAGAGAATTCTGGTGGCTGTTCAGTAACAATAGATGAAGGTAAGACGAAGAGGAATTTAACATATCAAGACTTAAATATGTAACTGACTAATTAATTTTGTATCATTATAATATAATATGTTTTTCTCTCCACGTAGTGCTGGTAAAAAATTACATCTATCATCTATTACAAATAGTCAATATGATGCTCATAGAGACAATGTAGTAGTTGGTTCTGGTGTCGGGAGACGATCAAGAAATGTAAGAGCTGCTTTATGTAGAAGAAGTTCAGCTTCTTCTTGTAGATGCACAATAAAAGTTAATAATAACGATTTTGAAATAGCTATTTTTCATGGTAATGTTGTAAAGGGTTATGTTTCTGGTTCAACAATTAACGTATATTCAATAACTGATACAAATGTTCCAATTACTAAAGACCAAACTTTAACTCCTATATTTACAGAACAAATAAATACTGATGGGTTTGGTGATTTTTCTATCCCTTCTATTAAAGTTCCAGGTGATACAAAAATGTTATTAGTTACATCCACAGGAGGAACTGATATATCAATTAGTGAACCTGCTAATGAAATGAAAACACTTGTTGATATTTCTTCAACTTCTTATTCAACACAAATTTCAATAAATCCTACAACAACAGCATTAGCAAATGGAACCATTTATTCTCTTGATATTAAAGAAAGTATTGTTGAGTTATATAATGAAAAAAAATCAAATTTTGAAAAAAATACAGGATTAGAAAATACTATTAATATAAATGATGATTACATCATTAATGATAATGTTCCATTAGCATTTAATAGTATAATGATTACAAATGTTGTTAATATGGTCCATGCTCTTGAAAGGAATGTTGATACACGTCAAAGTAGTGAAATAAATGTAGGACGAGTTTTAACAACATTACCTTCTCTTGATATTTTAACTCAATCACAAGTGGATGAATTAGGTACAAATGAAAATTATTATTTTGATGATAGTGATAGTAAAATTGGAACAAGAACAAATATACTTATTGATATGGTTTTAAAATATGATAGTGAGAATGAAAAGGCATTTTCAAATAATAATAATAATGGAGATGGAACAACTCCAACACATATTTTAAAGTGTAAAGATATCGTTGAAAAAATTTCTAGAAAGGCAATAGCATATTCTGAAGATCCTACAAATCAAGACAGTTTTACAAGATCTGATTCTATTCCTAGTATTACTGCTTATGAACAGGTTAGTGGGTATACACAAACTGTTGATTTAACAACAGCTGATGTAAATAATATTCAAGACACAAAAGCAGATCCTAATATTACTGATGATGTTGAGAATTATACAGTAGGTCAAATTTATCCTCCTGAACCTGAACCTGAACCCGAACCCGAACCTGAACCCGAACCCGAACCTGAACCTGAACCTGAACCCGAACCTGAAATAGCCGACTTTGCTGTTATTACATCACAAACTAAATATGAGTTTATAAACGGAAAACCTGTAATTACATATGTTGTTAAGAATATAGGTTTGGCTGATTCTGAAGGTTATTCTCCAAATTTCCCTTATGATTTTAGAAGATTAGTTAGGGTAAGTGAATTACAAGGCGTTAATAATTATGTAGAATATGGTAATGTTAATGGACAAATACAATCAACTGGAAACGAAATTGCATATGACCAACCATTTAATTTGATTGATGAAAATGGACAATCTAAAACATACTATATTAATGATGATGATTCAGTAAATTATAATATAGATTTATCGAACACAACTGATGGTATATATACACATAATGTGTCTGTTGTTTATAATTCTCTTGGACAACAAATGAATAATCAAATAGTCACAACACCTCCTCTTAAGGCAGGTGATACTGTTACATATACATTTACTGCTGATGGTTTAGAAGGTGGTAATACTTATATGGTGGGTGCTGATTTATTCACAAGTACTGTTCAAGGTGTTGTAACTGAAGGTATTGAAGAT